AACAAAAGATATGCTACAGCTAATTTAGTAGCTTCAAACAGATTTATTGATACACCGGATAATTTATTGGTAATCAGATCAGCTCAAATAATAGACTCTGATGGAAGTTCACAACCTGATAATAGAGAGTTTTTAGAGTACAGAGACACTAGTTATATGTCAGAATATAACCCAACTGGTGCAACTGGAGTTCCTAAATATTATGGATATTGGGATAAAGACACTATTGTTCTAGCTCCTACACCAGATGCTACCTACACAATTCAATTAAATTATATCTTGAAAGATCCGGGTTTATCGAGTACAAATACAGAAACATACATAAGTAAAGTTTTTCCCAACGGACTTTTGTATGCATGCTTAGTAGAAGCGTTTTCATTCTTAAAGGGGCCAAATGATCTCTTGCAATTATACGAAGGAAAGTATAAACAAGTGGTAGAAGGCTTCTCGATAGAACAAATGGGAAGACGAAGACGAGATGAATATCAAAGTGGTGTTCCTCGAGTCGGAGCAAAATAAATATATAAGGAGATAAACTATGGCTATATCACAAGCAATTTGCAATTCTTTCAAAAAAGAATTATTGGAAGGTGAGCATAATTTTGGTGTTGGTGATGACAAGTTTAAATTAGCTCTTTATACCGCAGGTGCGACTTTAACTTCTGCTACTACTTCATATACTACTTCAAACGAAGTGTCCCCTTCTGGACAATATACAGCAGGTGGTGGTGCGTTAGTTAATGCAGGAACATCAATCACTGCTGGTGTAGCAAGAGTTGATTTTAACAACTTATCATTTACTGGTGTAACATTAACTGCTAGAGGTGCATTGATTTACAATACATCTGCTACTGTTGCTAATGCAGCTGTCGCTGTATTGGATTTCGGTTCAGACAAAACTGCAACTTCTGGTACGTTTACAATTCAGTTTCCAGTAGCAACATCAACTGCAGCAATTTTAAGAATCTCTGGTTAATAGCGATAGGAGGTAAATTCCTATGGCAACTTGGGGAACGCTTACATGGGGCACAGGTAACTTTGGTGCGCAAAATGATGTTGACACCTCAGTTAGTGGAATAGGTGCGTCTTTTAACATAGGAACTATTGCAGCAACCGGAGAAATAAATATAGGTTGGGGTTCTGATACCTGGGGCTATGAAACTTGGGGCATATCAGGTTTAACTGTTGATTTAACAGGTATAGGTTTAACAGCTACATTAGATTCTGTTACAACAAAATCAGATGTTGATGACTTTACTGTAACAGGTGAAGAAATGACTTCAGTTGTTGGTGATGCTTTAGGATCAGCAACTGTAGATACACAGGTTACAGGTCAACCAATGACAGCAACGCTTCAATATCAAGAAGCGATTGTAGATCCAACAGGACAAGAATTAACAGCTAATGATGGCACAGCTGATTTAGATGCAAATACAATTGTAGAAGTATCAGCGACATCAGCTTCTACATGGGGATATAAATCTGCATGGGGATTTGGTGTATATGGTAATCAACAAATTACCACACTTGCAATGGCAATGCAGGAAAATGACGTTGACCCCGCACCTGATGCTGAAGCTACTGGTCAAGCAATGGCCATGTTCCAAGGTGAAGAAACAATCACTGGAGATGCTAATTTAGAGGTAACCGGTGAGGCTATGGCTGCAAATCAAGGTCAAGCAGAATTAGACGCTAATACAATAGCTGCTGTAACGGGTCAAGAATTGACCATGCAGGAAAATAATGTTGAAGTAAAAGGATTTGCTAATGTAACTTTAACAGGAATTGGCTTGACAACAGCTACAGGAAGCCTTAGAACACTAATATGGAACCAAGTAAATACTGGCACAGCACCAGTTGTTCCACCAGGTTGGCAAGAAGTTGACACCGCTGCTTAAAAACAATATATTGACTTTATAGTCAATTATTATAAAATTTAAATAATTGGAGACATAAAAAAATTATGGCAAACTCAACATCAGCTAATTTAAAATTAACTGTACAAGCAACTGGTGAAAACTCAGGAACTTGGGGACAGATTACAAATACAAACTTATTAATTCTTGAACAAGCTATTGGTGGTTATTCTGGTTTAACAGTTAATGACACCGCTGGAAATACTTTAACATTTACAAACGGTGCTTTATCAAATGGTAAAGATCAAGTAATTAAATTAACAGGAACATTAGCTGCAAATGTTAATGTTGTAGTTCCAGATTCAATTGAAAAAACTTACATCATTCATGATGGTTGTGACCATGCAGGTTATACTTTAACTTTTAAAACTGCAACAGGTACAGGTGTAGATTTATGTGAAGGTCACAAATATGTTTTATATTCAGATGGAACTAATGTTGAAAAAGCTTCTGAAGAAAGAGTATGGAGAGCAATCACTTCAGCTGAAACTGTACAAACAGGTGCACAAATTTTAGCAAATACAAATGGTGGAGCGTTTACAATCACTCTTCCTGCTTCACCTTCAACTGGAGATGAAGTATCAATTATTGACCAAGGATATGATTTTAATACAAATGCATTGACTGTTGGAAGAAACGGATCTAATATAGCAAACAGTGCAGCTGACCTAGTTGTCAATACACAAGGTGCTGGTTTCAGTTTAGTATATTCTGGAGACGCTACAACAGGTTGGACTTATAGGGAGAAATAGAATATGGCAAACTACGAAGCAACTAAATACGATTTTGATGGAGCTAACCTTACAGGTATTGAAGGTATTCCAACAGCGACAATTGTGCCGTGGTCAGATTCTTCTGTACCATCTGGTTTTTTAGAATGTAATGGTGCTGCAGTTTCAAGAACTACATACGCAGATTTATTTGCAATTATCGGTACAACTTATGGTGCAGGTAATGGTTCAACTACTTTTGATTTACCAGACCTACAAGATAACGTAGCAGTTGGAAAATCAGGAACTAAAAATTTAGCATCAACTGGTGGAGCGAACACTGTATCTTCAACTGGAAACGTTGGAGGTTCAACAGCTAACGCAACTTTATCAGTAGCTCAACTTGCTAGTCACGACCATGGTATGAACGTTGGTGGTAGAGCTATGGCTCAAAACCAACTTGACCAAGAACTTAGTGGTCAAGCTCCAGAAGGTAAGGTAACATTTAATACTGGATCAGGATCAGGGCACCAACATAACATGAGTGCTAACTTTACAGGAGATGCAACTTCAGTAGTTCAACCATATTTAACAGTAATTTATATTATTAAAACTTAGGAGAAGAAATGGCAGCTAAAGGAACTTGGACAGTAATATTTGATGACAAAATTATTATAAATCAATCAGATTTTAATCCAATGGATGGTCAACCTATTGGTTATAAAATTAATGATGATGCTTTTTGGAATAACCCTTCTTATTCAAATTTTTGGGCGGTTCAATATCAAAATTCAAATAATTCAGATGAAGTAGAATTTAAGGATGAAACTCCTAATGATACTTGGGCTAGCACTGGTTTAGATTTTCAACCATTTATTGATAAATGGAACGCAGCTAATTTAGTATATCAACAACAAGAATGGGATGGTGATAATGTTGATGGAGAAACTGAAGCTGAAAAAATTGCTAGATTAGGCCCAAGACCTACTGCATAAAAATTTATATTTCAACAACAATATTTAAAGAAAACCTATTTAAATCTTTTGTAGGTGCTATTCCTTTATGTTTTATTTTACTTGGAAAAAATAAAGCTTCAGATTCAATGGAATTATAAAAAGTATTTTTATCATTTACGCTAAATTCTGTTCCACCATCATTGGTGTGTAAATTATAAACAATAGAAAAAAACTTATCTAAACTTTCATCAGAATGTAATTCCATTTTACTGCCTGAATGATACCAATTCCAATGTATTCTGTTTATTGATTTAAATTTAAAAAAAGTATTTTTTTCTATTATGTCAGATATAAAATATGCAAAAAAATTTAAACTATTATTGTCTATATATTTAAATGAATTGTTATAAGTTTTTAAAGTAAAACCAGCATCTGGTTTATTAACGTTTATTTGATTACTATTGTTATCGTACCCAAAACCCCAGCCATCAATTTCTGATAACAAACTAATTATTCTTTTATTTGTTTTAGTTGGAATATCTGTGTTTATTTTTTTAATCACGGTCGCAGTAACATCCAAGAGGTTAAAATATATTTTTCTCCTGATAAGGGCGGATTACCTCTGTGTAAATACGGAAAAGCTGCTGGCCAAATAACTATTCTACCAGTTTTTGGTTTTACTCTTTTTGAAAAATGTAAGAATTCTGTTTCTCCTCCTTCTTCTACATCATTTAAATATATTGAAAAAACAAAAGCTCTTGGTTCAGTTTTATATCCTTTTCCATGTTCTATGTGCCAAACGTGATAACCTTCTGTAGGTAATGTTTTTTGTATTTTTAAATCTGTAAAATGAAAAGGAACTCTATACGCATCACTAGCCCCTGTATGTTTAGTATAATGATTCCATGCTAAATCAAAATTTACCATCATGGGTTTTAACTCTTCCCACCAGATATCCATATTATTAGGTATTGCAAAAAACTGTTGATCCTGTTTGTCTAGTATAGATGCTTTTTCAAAACCAATTCGATTAATGGTGTTATTAAATTTATTTTGATCTTCATATAACTTAATAGCTTTGTTACATTCTTCTTGGGTAATGTAATTATCATATACACCAATAAAATTAGTTATATTTACAGTTTTTTCATTCATTTAATCATCTCTATAATTTTTATGTTACCTGCAATTGTTATGTTATTAGAGTTAGGCTTCACCCAATGCTCTAAATAAGAAGGAAAAATTATTAAATCTCCTTGTTCTAGTTTTGGTTTGCAATGCTTATCAAATATTTTACTATCCCGCATCTCTAATAAATTTTTAACTGGATTGTTAAAAATTGTATAAGACTTATCTACTTTATAATATATTATAAAAGAAAAATCACTTGGGTGAGTGTGGCTTTCTTGATAGTCATTATTATCATATTTATTTAACCATATATCACATACGTTAAAAACAAAATTTTTACAATAAGGCTTTAACAAATATTCTAACATATATCTAATTTGTATATTTAAATAATTTATTGAGTTTTTATCAAACAATGTATTACCATTAAGAGTAGTTTTTATATCGGATCCAAAAGTTTTTTTAAAATTATTACCTATTATATTTAATTTTAATATATCTATATTTTTAATAGCTATTAAATTTGGAAATAGGTTATCAATTTTAACGTTTACTGAAGCCATGCTACTATACTATACCTAGTTCCTTCTGTTATTGTTTCAATTCCATGTGGGTACATAAAATTACTTGGAAAAAATACAACCGAACCTGTATTTAATTTACATCGTTTTGTTTCTTTATTTTTTTGGTCCACAAAAACTAAATCTCCACCTTTATAATTATTATTTAAATTTATTATAATACTAAGAGATCTTGGAATATCTGTATAAGTATCTACGTGATATTTATTATATCCACCTACGTCATACTTTAACACATCTATTTCACTGATTTTATTTAATATAATTTTTGGAAATTTTATTTTATAAAAAGAATAAACCTGTTCTATTTTTTTATTTATTTTATCATAAATAATTTTATCTTCTTTATAATCTAAATGTTTTCCTAAAACATTTCTAGAGGTATAATCAGAAGAATCAACTACTCCTAAAGATCTTAAATTAATACTATTACAGTAATTTATTATTTCTTTACAAAATATATCTTCAACAATATTGTCTATTTGCACTATAGCTTCTAAATAATTCATTTTATTTTTTGAAGTTTTTTATTGTATTCAAATTCTTCTCCATTTTGAATATTAAAAATTAAACTATATCTATTGTTTTTTTCTGTATGTTTTTCAAAACCATGAAATATATGAGGAGGTAATATATAATAATCTCCTGGTTCAGGGGTTATTTTTATATTCAATTCAGGTAAATTTAAATCGGATCCCTTGGTTAAATATAAAATTCCATGCATAAATTGATGTATATGATAGTCTACACTACCATTTGTTTTTATTTCATTTCCCCAAGCTTCTCTAATTCTATATTTTTCAAAAAAATGTTCAAAAATATTAGGGTGCGATATTTGATGTTTATTAATTACATAAGACATAAAATCTGCAAAAGAAGATTTATTTATAAAGTAATTCCAATCCGTCATTCCACCTTTTACATTTGTATACCCTTCCATTTTTTCACTTAAATTATTTTTTATTTCTATAATAAAATTATGTATTTTTTCTGGGTACGGATAGTTACCAAATATTATATTAACAGTTCTTGGATAAGTAATAACTAAACTATTTTTAGTTTCATTTAATTTATTGTTTTTTTTTATAAAATTTATCATTTATATAAAACCATATTTATAACTTGCCTGTATATTGAATTTATTGGACAACAAGCTGCATGCTTTATTTTATTGTTAAATATAACTGCTCTTCCTTGTCTAGGAGTAACTTTTTTAGTTACATTTAAATCATCATCAAAAAACAGAGTATCTCCGTCACTGTTGTTTACGTAGTATATGATACTAGTGCCATCTATATTAGTGTTTGATATATCAGTGTGGATGGGTCCGTAATTATTTTCGTTATTTTTTGGATAGGGAAAAGTAGTATTTATTTTTATTCTATGAATAAAATTGTTAGATAGTTTATGTTTAAATAATAAAGTATAAATGTAAGAAAATAAAACATTATTATATACTTCATCATCCCTAATAATTTCATGAACAATTTGTGGGTAATCTATTGTATTAGAGGTCATAAATTTTTTATTTGTTATAGAAGTGCTATTAAAACAATAAAGTAAATTATTATTATTTATATAATTTATTATTTCTAATTGTTCTTTTACATTTGCAAAATCATCTATGATTTCTATAGACATTGTTATAATAGTTTAGATTTTTCTTTTTGAGTTTCATCTAATGTTTTATGATTTTTTTCTAGTTTTTGTAATGTAATTTTACTAGGTTTCCATTCTTCTTTATTAACAACCTTACCACCTCTATCGGGTTTTGTTTGAAAAATAGAAATATAACTTCCATCATAAGGTTTTAGTTTTTCTTTCCACCAATCAGGTTCTTTAATAGTGTAATGTGCATTTTTACCATTAAGTAAAATTTGTGTAGCGGGATAACAAGTAATAGTTAAAAATACTTTATTACTATAAGTAAATATATCTTTTAAAACTTCTTCAACTTTATCTTCTTGAACATGTTCCATGACATCTATACATAAAACTAAATCATATTGACCAGTTGGTTTATTGGCAAACTTTGCAACGGCTGGGTCGTAAGGAGTAATATTAATACCCATTGGTGAGCCAGGAACTTTTTTATTGTTAAATAAAATAGAGTGAAATTGTGCTTTACCACAACCATAATCTAAAATAGATTTTATATTATTTTCTTTTATTAAATTAAAAATATTATGTTTATATTCTGCTAACGCCTCTCCAACCCAATTAGATTGATTTGCTGCGTGAAACTTAGTTGCTTCTGTTAATGATTCATACACGATTTTTGTCCTCCAAACTTTTTAAATTAAATGCATAACATATTCTTTTTTCTTTTCTTTTTTCTGGTAATACATAATGTACTAAACTATAGGGAAAAATTAAAAAGTCAAAAATTTTTGGTTGAAAACTAAAAGTTTCTCCATCTTTAGTAAAGATAATATTATTATTTTCGTTTGATAAATAAAAAACACCTGAAAAATTAGAATGAAGAGTAGGATGGGAATGTGGATTATTGTAAGAATTGTTTCCTAATACGTTTAACCAACTCCAACTAATATGGCTATTAACTGTTTTTAACATCATTTGATTTATTGCTTTATCCATTTCTTCTTTGCCTTCAAAGTCTTTGTGAAATTGAAACCCATTTCTATTAGAACGTAAATCACTTTCCGTATAATTATTATCTACAAACGATAAAATTTTTTTATGTAAGATAGGTTGTAATGGTAATTTACCATGCATAACTGGTACTGCAAATAAATTATATGTATTTATCATAAGTATTTTTATATTTAAAAAAATTAGCCATAACATATCTTGTTGCTGTTATGTCATTGAATTGTAAAGAAGTGTGATATATTTTAGAATCAAAAATTAATGCTCTGTTTTCTTTAAATCCTATGTGTCTATTTAAAACAAGTTTATCATTTTCTTTGTGATAGAAACCAGTGCCACTATTTAAAATATTAATTCCTTTTAAATATATTAAACAATTTATATCTGAATGATCAGTATGGGGAGATGCTTCTTTGTGTTTAGTACTTAGAAAATAATTATGTTCTGCAGAAACTAAATTTAGTCCATATTCAGATAATAGTTTAAATACTTCTTCCACTGCAAAATGGTTTTTATTCAAAGGTACATTAAAATATATTTTTTGATAAATATTTTTATCTTCTTTTTTAGCTGTATTATATCGGCTTTCAAACTTTAATCTTGAAATGTCATAAAGTATTTGATTATACACTTTTTCTTCAAAAAAGTTGTCTTTTACTAGTAAGGTATCTTTCACACTAGAAAATTTCATATATAATTTTTTTCTTTATATTCTTTATAGTGCTTATAACATAACTGACTAAAATTAGTCAAGTGTAACGCTTCTTTAAAGGTGTCTACTTTATAAGCATCAATACCATCATAACCCATTTCTTTTGCTACTTTAAATCTATAATGACCACAATGTATTTCATCATCTTTAAATACAGCGGGAAATAACAATCCATCTTCTTTCATGTATTGACGAACAGTCTCTAAATGCTCCTGATCCCAGTCTATTTTGTCTTGCAATGAGTCAAAATCTATGTATGATAACCTTTCCGGGAACCATACTATTCTCGCTTTCATTATATTCATAAGTATTATATAGTAGGTTATATGCTACAAAAATTAAATTTCAAGCCCGGTTTTAACAAGATGGTCACTGATTCCGGAGCCGAGTCTCAATGGGTTGATGGTGATTTTGTTAGATTTAGATATGGACTACCTGAAAAAATAGGTGGCTGGAATCAATTAACAGTTCAAAATGAAACACTTCCAGGAGCTGCACGGGCACAACATACTTGGACCTCTTTAGCAGGTGAAAAATATGCAGCTATAGGTACATCACAAGGATTGTTTTTATATTATGGAGAAGACTTTTATGACATTACTCCATTAGATACCGCTATTACTGGAGCTACTTTTGATTCAACAACTGCTTCTGCAACGGTTACAGTCAATAAAACTTCACATGGTTTGAGCGCTGGAAGATATGTAAAATTTTCTTCTGTATCTTTACCTGGAGCCGGAGCCACTGATTTTACAACAGCACAATTTCAAGATAATACTTTTGAAATATCTAATGTAACAACTAATACATTTGATATTACTATGCCAGCTAATGAAGGTGGTACGGGTATGTCTGCACAAGGATCAGCTCAAATTGATCCATATATAATTGTTGGTCCAACATTTCAAACGGCAGGATACGGTTGGGGTACATACGTTTGGGGTGATTCAACATGGGGCACTGAACGTACAATTAGTAACGTGACCCTGGATCCAGGAATCTGGAGCCTTGATAATTTTGGACAGATATTAATTGCAACTATTTTTAATGGTAGAACTTATACATGGGACGCAGGAGCATCCAATCCAAGAAACAACAGAGCAACGTTAATGTCTGGAGCACCAACTGCATCAAGGCTTACACAAGTATCGGACAGAGATAGACATTTATTTCATTTTGGAACTGAAACAACTATTGGTGACCCAACAACTCAAGATCCAATGTTCATAAGATTTTCGAATCAAGAAGATTATACTACCTATGCTCCTACAGCTACTAATACTGCAGGTACTTTTAGCTTAGACAAAGGTAATAAAATTGTTGGAGCTGTATCTGGTAAAGATTATACATTAGTATTAACTGATAGTTCTGCATATGTCATTCAGTATGTAGGTCCGCCATTTACTTTTTCGGTTAGACAAGTAGGTACCAATTGTGGATTAATTGGTCAAAAAGCATTAAGTTATTCTAATGGTGTTGTTTTCTGGATGTCTGGTGAAGGTGGATTTTTTATGTACGATGGTACAGTAAAGGCTATACCTTGTTTAGTAGAAGATTTTGTATTTACTACAACGGGAGATAATTTAGGAATTAATTATACTGCAAGTGATATTATTTATGCAGAACATAATTCTTTATATAATGAAATTAATTGGTTTTATCCAACATCAGGACAAGATCAAATTAATAGATGTGTTACATTTAATTATGGAGAAAACTGTTGGACCACTTCTTCATTAGCAAGAAGTAGTTATGTGGATCAAGGTGTATTTGATTTACCATATGCAACAGAATATAATAAAACAGCAACGCCTAATTTTGCTATTCAAGGTGTAACAAATACTTATGGTGCATCAACTTATTATGCCCATGAAACCGGAACTGATCAAATCAATTCATCAGGCACTACGGCTATTAATGCTTTCATTAAATCTGGAGACTTTGATATATCTGCAAGAAGAGGTCTTACCGGTCAATCAACAGGAATAGCAGACTTTAGAGGTGATGGAGAATTTATTATGTCTATGAAACGATTTATTCCTGACTTTAAAGTATTAACCGGTAATTCAAAAGTAACTTTATTATTAAATGATTATCCGAGTCAATCTGCTACAAGCTCACCTTTGGGTCCCTTTACAATTACATCATCTACTGATAAAGTTGATACTAGAGCGAGAGGAAGATTACTTGCAATTAAAATTGAAAATGATGGCACCGGTGAAACGTGGCGTTATGGAACTTTAAGAGTAGATGTACAACCAGATGGTAGACGTTAATGGCTAAAATAACTTCATACATACCAGAACCAAAAGAAGAATATGATGTTGAAAACCAAAGACAGATTCTTCGTGCGGTTGATACTATCAAGAATGAATTAAATTTTTCTTATCAAGATGATCTTAGAAAAGAATTAGAAAGATTTACTTGGTTTAATACGAGGTTTGGTTGCTAATGTCTGGATGTAACAATGTCAATGTAGAACCAACCGTAATTGGTGGTGGAAATGGATCAAATGCTTATGATGCATTTGGAAGATTAAGAGTTTCTAATCCATTTACTATTT